AATATCATTAGAGTCAGGACGAAATGCTACTTCCCCTCTAAAGTTATCATGCATTTTGCTTGGTATTTCATTAATATTGTTCAAAAATTCATTATCATTGTATTCTGAAAGATTGTATGTTTTATCACATACTCGGACAGAATATAATGACATGTCTTCATTATAAACCAAACCAGTAATATAAGTATCTGGTTCAGCAGTAACATCAGTCATTCTTTCAATATGACTTTTACAATTATTTAATTCTGGTACTTTTATTTCATCAATAAATTTATTCCACAAGTGATAGTTGCTAATTGTATTATATCTAATCTCTTTTCTTGCGAAGAAAGAAATAATCTCTCCAGCATTATGTTCCACATACAATTCATGCATCCAATTGTAATTAGGATCAGTAGTATTGACTTGTTCAAAGTCAAAATATAAATTCAATTTTTCTTTTTGAATATCACTCAACGAAGGAAGATACCTAGAATTTTCTAGAGAAGTAAATCTCCTAGGCATCATCTCAATGGTAGAGATCTTAGTCTCTGTGTTGAGATCATACCTATCAGCAGTAAAGTAATTTTCAGAAAATATCATTATTCGTTATTTCCGATAATTTGCCCAGAACTATTTACCAGTGACCAGTAAATATAATTTTCTGGTGTTGTCGTTGTTGCTTGACTTGCTGGTAGCGATGATTCTACAAAATTTAAAGTATCCTGAATATCATCAATTTCTAAAAATACATGTTCAGATTGCTTAAGAGCAGTCCACATGTCTAATGGAAGAATATTCTCATAAGCATCATATGAAGCATTAATAGCATCAACATTTGTGCTATTGTTCCACCCATAAGATCTTAAATAGAGAATTGCTTTGCCCTTCAAGGCAGCATATCTCTCTATAAAGTTATCAAAGTAGAATAAGTCGTAGTTAGTGTTCATTTTAGTAGCAATTTCCAGGCAATAGTTACACGAAGACCAGTGAATAATCTCGATACTCCTTCAGCCATATGAGATATTTCACCAGGGAAACAAATAGCTGTGTTGGGGTATGGATCATAATATTCGTATTGATTATTTAAATTGAATATAGTTTTTCCACCCCATTCTGGCATCCACCTCTCATTAGCATAATAAAGAAATGTTCTTTCACTAGAGTCATACCAATCAACATGAAAGTTACCCTGCGTTCCAAATGTATGCCCATTAGCATACACATGATATAGTTTATATTCTCGCTGAGTTAACTCCTGTATCATATTTAGAAGATGTTCAGTATAGAAAGAGTCATCACTTAAATCTTTCATCCAGAATGGATAACCACGTCGTTTATCTCCAGGTGGATAAGAACCATGACCAAATTGCCAACCCTTATCTGCCATGTCTTCATGTATTTTCTTCACAACATTAGAAGAAAAAACATTATTATATCTTTTTATGGGTTTCATTTTTCCATCCATACTATAAACACATCTCTTCTCCCAGATTTTACTTCATTTACTCTATGAAGTAAATCCCCTGGATATATAATCGCTTTCCCTTTTTGCAGTTTTATTGGTATCTCTTCACCATCATTAGTTATTACTAATTCACCACCATCATAGTTATCACTCAAAAAACAAGTCATACTATAATCTGGTCTCACACCACCACATGGATTGGCATCATAATGATCATCATATTTACCACCAATATCATACTTGACAAAATATATCTGTGATATTTTTGATACAAATGAAATCTTATCAAGTATGATCTCCCTACAATACATGTTCAAGTCATAATTACCCGAACCATCAAACACGGTTTGACATACTTTTTCTACAGTAAGATTACTCTTCTTACCATCTTCGAATTTTAGATACTTAAAATACTTTGTAATATATTCTAATTGTTCATTATCTAAAAGATCAATCTCACAGATCATAATTCAGATTCATCGGTATGATATTTACTCCAATTGACTGGTATCTCTTCATCTACTCTTAGAAGTCTCATTAGATCAATAAGTTCTTGAGAGATTTTCTTTCTATTAACAACACCACGCTTAGAAAGATTATAGATATTTTCTTCTCTACTTCTCATGAAATCTGATGATGCTTCAGAATCATGTCTTACCCATTGTTGGGTATCATTTTCATCCATGAATGCTGGTGCTGGTGTTACACCATCTTCCAACATATCATTTGGATATAATTTTCTATAATTTTTAGGATCTAAAGGAAATAACAATTCATGAGTATACTTGAAATATTCTAATCCAGATCCATTAAATCTTTCATCTGTTGGAGCAGGAACAGTATTCTCACGAATCCAAGATCTCCACGCAATCCATCTATCTCTTTCTCCATCATAACTTTCTGTGACATCAGGGAGAACTCTCCAATCAGTCATTTGAAGCAATGCTTCCTTTTGTCTCCTGAGTTTATACCACCTCTGATCAAGTAATACAATATTTTGATCTATTGATTCTACTTTTGCTTCAACTTTTAAGTCTTTAACTTCTTCAACTACTTCGAAAAATCTTTGTAATAATTGATAGAACTCCTCTGCTTGAGCAGTAGTTCCTCCCTTGTACTGATATGATTTGTAAAAATATGTTTCTGTTTCAAAATTATAAGTTTTCTTAGATCTCTGGCAAAAATAATTACCGTCACTAAAGTATTGAAAAAACTCTATTCTATCTTTATCAGTGTGCCAAAATTCGGGTACTTGTTCATTTAGAAACTTATTCTTCAAAGTTTCATCCATTTTATACTTTTTTGCGCCTGGAGCGAGAAAATCAACACCACCGTCTGGTAGTGGTAAAATGGCATTATTAATAAAATCTATCTCTAGAAGTAGTTTTCTTGCTTCCATGGTTGTTACTTACCTTTAATGTACCATCCTGTCAAAATATATTTATCCTGAGTAAACACGGTATTACCTTTGTGAGTGTGAGTAAAACCACCTGGCCAAATAACAATCGTCCCTGCTGTAGGTCTAATTCTTCTTTTTTGATACAAAAACTCAGTCTCTGCTTCACCTTCTGGCATGTCATTTAGATAAATCATCCATGTCAACTCTCTCGCCGCATGTGCAAGATCAGCATTTTCATGATGCCATAAATGATATCCACCACCAGGAGGAGTTTTTTGTGCTTTGATGTCTGTAGAAATTAAAGCAGATCTTATTAATGCCTGATACTTATTAACATAGTGTCTAACACAGGATTTTAGAACTGAATTGATTTGAGTGACAAGTTCTCTATTTGCATAATTAAGCAAAAATGACTTATCATCTCTATTCATTTTCCCATTGTAATACATATACGACTCATGAACTGGTGTTTCATCTTCTAGTATATCTTTACTATCTTTCTGTAGGATTGCTTCTTCAGTATATTCACTATCGACAATATTTAAATGACAACCAATGTCCATCATCGAGTCCATATAGTTGATGATAGTATCACATAGTGGTTTTGGCATAAAATTGTGCCAGACCCCAATAAAATCATCAAACTCAAACTTTGTAATTTTTGGGTCGAGCATCAATTCAAGGGGACGATAATCAGGAAGTGATGACATAAAATTCAATATGCTTTAATGATATATTTAGTCTTGTGGAATGGGTTGATAATAGGAACTTGTCTCTGTGGTCTCATAGTAACAATAGGAGTTGGTTTCTTAAAACTACTCGTAAACTCAAATAATCCATCAGTCATGTCCATAAAAATATCATTTTGTGTAAATGTAACTTGAATATTTGTAGCAGCACCTCCTTCCCCTGCTTGACCGACAGCAGTAACTTCAAACATTCTATCACCAGTACCGTCAAGATTATTCCACCATTCTACAGTAAGTTTATCACCAACTTGATAATTTTGACCAGAACTAAGAATTAAATCAACTTTATATCTTGTATCTCCATATGGAAAATTACCATTTATAGATGGCCATGGAGTTGCTGTCCATCGTATCCTCGCTCCAGATCCATTTTGTGGTCCTGTTTGATCAGCAGAATAAATCAAATCATCCTCTCTCGTAATTGTATCATCTGGACTCGTCCAATAACCATTTGGATCTCCAGTATCAGGTCCACCAGCAATACGATATGCCCAATCACCAATGCCACGGTTTACATATGCTCCACCATCATCCCTAGCACCAAATTCATCTCGTTTTGTCCATAATCTAAATGTTTGAATTGATCCCTCAACACCAGCACCAAGACCACTACCAAACGGATCTGCTTGTGATCCAGCACCAGATAAATTACCACCAGTAAAATCAGTTTGTGGATTTGGAACAGAATTTTCAGTAATTAAATGGGAGTGAGATAAAGTATTACCAGTCGCTGGGGTATAATTATCAATTCTAAAATTGACTGGTTCTGTGTCTATAACAGCACATTGCTCTGGTCCACCGCCACTACCTACATCTTGTAAACTTGCTGAATCTAATTCAGATACAGGAGATGTCCACCAAACTAAAAATTCAATTGCGGGCACTTGATAATCATTTTGTGGTTCACCCCAACTTGTGTCCCCATTAAAAGGATTATTTTGATTTCTTTGATCACCAGTGGGTAAATTCTGTATAATCCAGGTTCGTAAATCAAAATCTCCTCCATAATATACTTGTAGTTCCTGAGCAAAATTAGTAATAGTACCAAGCCAGGTTTGCCATGCTCCAATCGTCATCTCAACATCTTCTGCTCTATAATCTCCTGATCTACTATCTGAATTTCCTCCAGGTACTCTTGATCCAGTTCCAAACATAGCTTTTTGGGGGTTCCATGGAATGAGAGGTTCCCCGCCGTCACTTTCAACAACAGCACTTATAAAAGCATGGTTGTGATTGGGTGCTGCGACAATAACATCATTTAAAGGTCCAATTTGTGCTGTAACAAGACCATTAATACTAAATGTAACACTATCAGTAATAGTTTCAAGACCTTCAAGTCTTACTGTTCCAAGAGAGAAGAATTGAGAATTCAATCCACTAGTTGAGGTTGGTGGTCCTTGAATTTGTTCCAAAGGTTGAACACCAAATGAGTCTACTTTATCAAAATACCAATATCCACCCTGTGCTCCAACATCAGTAATTCCTTTCCCTGATGTTGAAACTGGTAAGAATGCCGAATTGCCCCTAGAAGAATCTACAACACCAACTCCACACAATCTTCTATTTCTGTAATCTGGTAAATTAAAAGATCCTGTATATGTTATAACTCCTTCTTCTGTTTCATTTCTAATACCATTACCACCATAATTATTTCCTATAACATCAAATAAAGGACCGTATTGAGCTGCGTCTAATGATTGTCCCTCGCAAACAATAAATCCAGGATATCTAGATGCCAAAGTTCCTTGCAGGTTTCCATAGTCAGCAACACCTTCTTTCAAGATTGGTAAGACAGTTCCTACCTGATATCCATCAAATTTCTCAGTTTTTTTACTATACCAAACACCTAATTGTGCGGCACTTGGAGGTACTGCAGCATATGTTCTAACAGTCCATGTAAATGGATTATTGGAAGATCCTGTGCCAACACTAACTTCTGTAAATTCAGGAGTATTTAATTGTGTAGCTGATTTAATGACCAGATAAAAACTACTATTTACTCTAGGATCAAATGTTCTAGGACCAGCAACAGGAGTATCATAATCTATCGATATTAATGCATCATATCCACTAAGAACTTCAATAGTAATTGGTCTATTGATGCCACTCACTGTTATAGGAGCACTACTTACAAATGTATTTGGGACTTGATTGTTTCTATCAGTTGGTGGTGTAAATACTGCTGTAGTGTCAGGACCAGTATTTGTTACAACTGTCCATGTAGCTATCTGTCTAGAACCAACTTTAATAGTAGCAGTAACACTATCACCAAATGTAGCAGACGATCGTGCGTAAAGTGTAATTATATCACCATTATCAACCGTTGCTGGAAACACACCAATAGAACCATCATTAATTTTAATCTTTACTTCAGATGCTGTTGTTTGATCATCAACCAATTCAACCTGAACAGGAATTCCCAATCCTGTTAATCCACCAACTGGTCTTGGATCTGATGGTTGTAAAAAATCTTCAATCGCAGCAGGTATATCAGGAAAACTAAAAGAATTTGGTGTTGTAGATGGATTAGCATCAGTTGTCACTGACCATGTATCTCCTCCAGAAACATCAGCGATTGACAAATCTGTTGCTGTTGGAGTAAGACCTGTGCCAGCACTAAGAATTCTTAATTGTAAATAATCACCATTTTGAATAGTTCCTTGAGTACCAGTAAATAGAGTATCTGATAGAACAGTAAATCCATCATTATTTGTAAATGTGTTACCAGTAGTACTTATCCCATACTGACCACCATTTGTCATGCTAATTGGTCCTGGTGAATTTAATCCCTGAATTCGTATGACTTCACTATAACAATAAGTATTTGATGGTTGATCAATTAAATCTGTATAATCTGGAAATGGTTCTGGTTTATTCTGTGGTACTGCTTTGGTAGTTATTCTCCATGTTTCGTTCGACGTACCAACAGCAAGAGTTAAACGTAATGGAGTATTGTTAAATGGAGATGTTGTTCCACGAATTTGTATCTTCGCACCGTTTACAACGGTTTGTGATCCATCAGTATGAATCCACCCCGTATCCCAAGTGCCATCACCATCATAATCAAAACGAATAGAATAATCAGCAGTTGTAGATCCAATATTAGAAGTTAATGAAACCGCTGCTTGAGTAGTATCAGTAAGACCAGTGATCGTAGTTATTGTCTCTGCAGAACGAGTACCATCAGCCCAAACATACATTGTTGAAAGTTCTGCATCTTCAACATTAGTAAAAGGAAAAGGATCTGGAGTAAAGTCCTGAGGAACTGTTATGATACTCCAATATTGTGTTAAATCACCAATCTGAATGGTAACTGTCTGCGTGGTAGCCCACGTAGAAGGTGCCTTAAATTTAAACTGAACATAATCACCCTCTGACACATAAAGCGGGTCATTAGCAGCAGCATATGAATAAACCATTCGTTCCTACAAAGGCGTCCAGTATTAGTTATTTATTATAACTGTCGAACATTCTCCCAGACACCCTCATCATTTACTTGTACTTGAATCGGGAAATTGGCTTTAATTTCCACATCAATATCAATATCATCGACTAATAATTTTTCACTTAAAACATCAGTCTCTGGTGTTATAACAGGTTCCTGATTTGCTATCAAATCATCGCTATCTGGGGGATTTAAATTTTCTGGTGTATCATCGATATTAATAACGACAACATCTGAAGAATTTACTGTACCTCCATTACCAGTTCCTTCAATGGTGTAACCAACAGTGAGTGGTCCCCTATTTGTATAGGGTATTGTAGTAGTATAAGTGGAAGTAACCTCAGTTGTTCCAACATTCTGTTCTGCTGAATTTGGACGAGATAGTTGTACAGGATCTCCAACAACTGTAACTCCTTCGAGATAATAATAAGTTGGTGTTAAAGTTAACGAAGTATTTGTATAAGTAGCCGTATATTCAATTGTTCCTTGTGTTCCATAATCTAAAGAAGTAGGATAATCAACACTTAAAATTGGTAATTGATAAACAGTTACCGTTATTGATGCTACAGGACTAGTACCACCCAATCCAGAAACTCTACCAGAATATGTTGTTGACACGGTTGGTGTTAAAACTACAGAACTATTCAAATTTGTATTAGTAATTCCACCCGTTATCCAAGTAATCGTATTAGCATCACCAGTAGTATTCCAACTCAATGTAACTGATTGTCCGACAACAATTGAAGTTCTAGATAAAGTAAGATATAAAACAGGAGGAATATAAACAGTTACCGTTAATTGTGCATCAACCGCAGTTACACCATCCAATCCAACAACGGACAAAATATATGTTGTATCATCAGCAGGAGATACTGTTAGACTACCATTTGGCATGGTAACACTAACATTTCCAGGATTTATTACTCCTGTTGTAGTAAATGAAGTTGTCCAAGACAATGTTGTTGTATCACCAGAAATAATTGGATTTGGAGAAACAGTGAAACTATTAATTACTGGATTTGCCAAATCATATTGTACTGTAACGTAACCATTTCCAGATATCGTATCACTGTTTGTGTAACTTATGTAACTAGAATTATACCAACTAGAACCACCACTGCCACCACCAGAAGGATAACGTCCTGCGCGATCATCTGCGCCTTCTCTACCGCCGCCACCACCAGGAGATCCAGCGCCACCACCGCCACCGCCACCACCATCAAAACCTTGAGATGCTCCTGTGCCACCACCAGATAAGGATCCATTTCCACTGTTCATACCTCCAGCATTACCACCATTCCCTCCTCTAAGAAAACCATCGGGATGAGATCCACCACCAGCTCCTCCGCCACCTCCTAAAATAGCTATACGACCACCAGCAATACTATCAGATAGAGTAGTAGCACCGCCACCTCCACCGCCTCCACCAGAGCATCCCTGTGGTCCTGTATTACCGCCTCTACCACCAGAAGCAGCTCCAGACCCACCATTTCCTGCGCCACTTCCACTTACACAACCAAATCCATTTTGTCCTTGATTTCCAATAACCCAACTAACTGTTCTTGAGGTATAATTGGGAAATATAAATGTTGTTCGACGACCGCGACCACCAGTTCCGCCTGGGTTACTATCATTTCCACCATTCCCACCACCACCAGCAGCTGCTGTAATTCTGATATTCTGAGCATTAGAAGGAATAAACTTACTACCATTGCCACTATAAGTTTGATTGAAAGACATTATAGCTCCCTCACATTTTCCCAAGTACCACTGTTATTTAACTGTACTTGTATTGGATAATCAGCTTTAACTTCAACATCAATGTCTATATCGTCAATCAAATACTGTTCAGTTAAAACGTCAGTATCTGGTGTTACAACAGGTTCTTGATCTGCAAGTAAATCTTCACTATCTATTATATTAAGATTTTCTGGGGTTAAGTCAATAATAATTGGTACAGTAGCACTAGATGCTACAGGTCCACCATCACCAGAACCAGAGATAACAAAAGCAACAGAAATTGGTCCCCTATCAGTATAGGGTATAGTCGTAGTATAAGTATCAGTAACTTCAGTTGTTCCAACACCAGACTCAGCTGAGTCACCTTTGCTTAAATTAACAGTATCACCAGTCACTTCAACATCATCTAAGTAATAATATGTT